CAGCACTCGAATCAATTTAACCCCCGAAAGGACTCATCATGACTATCTACAATTGGACGATCTCAACCACAAACTACGATGTGGCAACAGGCTTTATAACAACCGGGCATTGGCAATGCAATGCCGTAGACGGAGACTACACAGCCTCCATCTATTCAACCTGCTCATGGGCTGATGGCAGTCCCACGATCCCGTATGCAGAAGTTACAGAATCTGAAGTTTTGCAGTGGGTATGGGACAGCGGTGTGTCAAAAGACGCTACCGAAGCTGCTCTGGCTCAAAACATTGAGTTGCAGAAGAACCCTGTGACAGCCACTGGAACTCCTTGGACAGCATAACGGGAAGCCGCCACCCGACTTTGGCGGCATTTGAAAAGGAAAAGTAATGGAATTGAAACTAGATGCAAATGAGATCAACTTTATCTTGCAAGTATTGGGTGAGCTGCCAAGTAAAACTGGCTGTTTCCCTTTGATTGTGAAAATTAAAGAGCAAGCGGATTCTCAAATTCCTAAAGAAGAAACTGTGCAATAAGGCATATCATGAGCGATTACATCCGTTTGAGGACTCCATTTACCAGCATGTCATTTACTCCGGATGTTCCGAGTAATGCTCTTGGTGTAAATGAATACAACAACGGACGTAATGTAGAAACTGATGTTCGTGGTATTAAGAAAATCTTTGGTGAAGAAGAGATTCTAAGTGTCATCCCAAACGAACCCATCTTCATGGAAGGTGGGTATCGTTCTGAGGCTCAATGGGTTTACATTGTTGCCACTAGAAACTCTTCTAGTCAGGGTAGGTGGTACATGCTTACCTCTTCTGGCATCAGTAATATCACTCCTGGTGTTGGGGCAAACCCAAGTGTTTTCCTTACTGGATACACCGCTGATCTAAACATCACAACATCAGTAGTTGGTGGTGTTTTCTTTATTAACGATACATTGAACAACCCAATGTATTTCTTGCCAACATCAACTGAAATAGTTTATCAATCAGATGCCGCATGGAATTACGAGCCTGGAGTTACCAAGACAACTACTGAGTTTGTCAGAAACTTCTGCTCTCCAAACGTAGGAAACATTCTGATTGCTGGCAACATCACCAAGATCAGTGGTGGCATCTCAACCAACTACCCAACAACTGTACGTTGGTCACAAGCATTTGGTTTGACAGGTTACCCTGAAACCTGGGAGCCAACTCTTTCAAACGTAGCTAACGAACAAGAAGTTCCTGTTCGTGGACCATTGGTTGATGGCTTTGTTTTTGGTGGCAACTTCTACGCTTGTTCCTATTGGGACACAGTAGTTTTCTCTCCCATCAACTACCAGAACTCCACAGCACCAGTATTCGGTGTTCGTTTGTTTAACCAGGGTCGTGGGTTGATCAACAACAACTGCTGGTCTAACGCAGATGCAAGTGTCTATGGTGTAGATGCTCGAGACATCTGGGTCTTTGATGGTGCAAACTTCCAATCATTAGGTAACCAGAAAGTCAAAAACTACTTTTACAGTAATTTGAGCACTGCTTACTCTGACCGTATCTTTATGGTCAACAACACTCAAAAGAACCAGATTGAGATTTACTATCCTGACCTGACTTCTACTGGTTACTGCAACAAGATGCTGTCGTACCGCTATGACTTGCAGATCTGGAATGCTCCTAAAGACATTGCCAATGCTTGCATGGGTGCTGAAGGGCCTCAGTTCATCTCAGGATCGTTCAAGAAGGCATCTCGTGTGGTTACCTATGCCCGTGGTGGTGTAGCAAGCCAGAAACTGGTTCAGACTAACATTGGCAACTCGTTTATCAATTCAGCACCAATTCCTGCATTGTTTGAGCGAAACAACATTGTTTTGCAAACAGACAGAGGTCCGATTCCTTACAGTTCTAAGGTGTACACACACAGACTGTTGCCTGAGATCTCTGGTACTGGTGCTATCAACATTTCTGTAGGTGGAGCTAACTCTACTGCCCAAGCACCTACATACGGTCAATCAGGAATCACAGCAATTGATACCAACAGCCCTTGGGTAACAACTCAGCAAAATGCTGTTCGTACAGTATCTGTCAAAGTTGAATCTAATGATGCAACTGATACATGGAACTTAACAGCGTTAAACTGGCAAGCAACTATTGTTGAGGACGCTTTCTAATGCCATTCGCACTTGATTCAAGCCCAAGCACTTCAGAAATTTCTGAGGCAATTAACTATTTGCTTGGAAATTTTGGGGCCAACATATCTGCTGATCCGAATACGGGTCAAGTTATTGGGCCTACTGGTCAAGTGTCTGGTTACTTGTACAAGTACATGGCAGTGAAGTATGCCGACAGTTTTGATGGCTCTGTTAACTTTAGCAACAGCCCTGCAAACCGTCTGTACTTTGGACTCCGCAACAACAATGACCCAAGTGAATCAACCAACCATGCTGATTACATCTGGTATGAAGCTGCTGGTGGTTTTGGCCTAACCAAGTCTCTTTGGTATGTCAGTACTGGTGGTCGACAGATTCAGTTTGAAGTGTCTGTTACTGCTCCTGATGCTGGCTGGCTTGTAGACCCTGGCTCTTCTATTGACTTGGATGTGGTTACCTCTGGCAACATCCCTGTTATTGCAGAAGCTTTTGTTCCTTACTTCACGCCAAATACATTGCAGGTTCCTAGAGCCGGAACCCCTTTAGCACCTGTTTTCACAAACATTATTCCAACGATGTATGCAACAGACGCTGGTGCTGTTGTTCCTTTTGTTGATGCTCAAACAGATACTGCTGTCAACTTTGTAAATGGCACTTGGAGGATTGGCAACAGTTCAACCACTGGTTACGCTGACATCTCTAAAACCAACATCACGATTGGAGATCCAACTGATGCTGGTGATTTTGCTCAGTGGCCTAATCCAACTGCAATGTCTGCAAGTCCTGCTTACATTACTGTTCCTGTCCGATACAAGAACGGTGTAGGGGTTGTTGCTCAGGCTGGTGTTGCTACTGTTCAACTGGTGTTTACTGACCCTGGTGCTCCTGGCACTAATGGAACCAACGGCACTGATGGCACAAATGGTAGCCCTGGACCAACCATAGACATTACTGGCTATACAGCATTTGTTGAGAATGCTGGGGGTGCTTTTACTCCGCCAAGTGCAACTTTGTCTGCTGTCATAGCAAACATCACATCTCCAACATACAGTTGGACAATTTCTGGTGCAACTCCAACCAGTTCAACAGCATCTTCAGTTGTTATCACCCCAACGTCATCGTCTACTGGCGTTACTGTCACTTTGACCGTCAATGGATCAAATCTAACTTCTCCATTGTCCAAGCAGGTAATCTTGCCTGTTGTCTACGATGGTGCTCCTGGTACTGCTGGTGCAAACGGATTGATGTCTGCTTTCCCAACGATCTACATTTGGACAGGATCGTCAGTGCCTCCTACAAGGCCAGCAACGACATCTACCTACACTTGGTCTACTGGTGCATATACAGCGCCTTCTGGGTGGTCTACAGCTGCTCCTAGCAACACAACCCCAGGCAACTTCTTGTGGAGCATTACTGTTCCATTGAATACGTCTGCCACCACAGCAACCTCTACGCTGGATTGGACAAATACAGCATTCCCGATTCGAGCCATTGCTTACAACGGCACAGATGGTATTAATGGAACAGATGGAACCAATGGTTTGAACGGAACCAGAACAGCAATTCTGGATGTTTACCAATGGGGTGCAACACCTCCAACTTCTTTCCCAAGTGGTACGTCTGTATATACATGGGCAACAGGACAATTTACTGCTCCTGCTGTATTGAATGGCTGGAGTTTGTCTCCTCCAGCTCCTGTGCTTGGTCAGAATTTGTATATTGCTCGTCAGATTTTTGCTGACACCAATATTTCTGCAACATCCACAATTACTTGGTCTGTTGCTTCTGCAACGCCAATATCAACATCTGGTGTTGATGGAGAGAATGGAGCAAGGACTGCTTTCCTTGAAGTCTATCGATGGTCAGCAACCACCCCCACTACGTTTCCATCGGGAACATCAACGTACACATGGGCAAACGGATCGTTCACAGCGCCTGGAAACCTTAATTCTTGGTCATTGACTCCCGGTGCTGCTACGCCTGGATATACCTTGTATGCTTGCTCGGTCAGTTATTCAGACACAAACACCACGCCAACATCTTCAGTTACTTGGAATACAACCACTCCCTACGTTATTGGCTTTGCTGGAAACAACGGCAACAATGGAAGTGATGGTACTAACGGAACAAGAACTGCCATTTTGGAAATGTATATATGGTCAGCATCAGCGCCGACTGTATTCCCATCAGGAAACTCAACATACACATGGGCAACAGGTCAGTTTACGACTCCTGGTGTTGCCAACGGATGGAGCATTATTCCTCAAGCGCCAATTCTTGGGCAAACTCTATGGGTTGCTCGTGTAATTTATGCTGATACTGGTGTAACGGCAACAACAAGCATTTTGTGGAATGCCACCGTTGCATACTCAATATCTGCTGCTGGTGAAAATGGTAGCGATGGATCAAATGGAGCCAATGGCAGTAGAACAGCCTTCCTTGAGTTGTATCAGTGGGCAGCAGTTCTCCCTACTTCTTTCCCAGCTGGCAACTCTACGTATACATGGGCTGACGGATCGTTTACTGCTCCAACATCTTTAAATGGATGGTCCTTAACTCCCGGTTCATCTACGCCTGGATATTTCCTCTTTGCTTGTTCTGTACGTTATGTGGATGACTTAACAACAGCAACATCTACAGTTACTTGGAACACAAGCACGGCATACGTTATTGGTGCATCAGGGAATAATGGAACAAACGGCACAAACGGATTAAACGGCACAAGGACTGCCATTCTTGATGTTTATCAATGGTCTGTATCTGCGCCTACAGCATTCCCATCAGGATCATCTACGTACACCTGGGCAACTGGGCAGTTCACCCCTCCTGCTGCATTGAACGGTTGGAGTTTGACCCCCCCTGCTGCTGTCCTTGGAAAGACACTTTGGCTGGCTCGTACTTTGTATGCTGACGCAAACGTAACGGCAACAAGTGCTGTTACTTGGAATGCCAGTACAGCTGTTCCTGTTGGTGCTTCTGGAGACAATGGCGCTCCTGGTCAGAATGGATCAAGAACCGCATTCCTTGAGGTTTACCGATGGGCAGCATCTACGCCAACAACTTTCCCAAGTGGCACATCCACATACACATGGGCTGATGGTTCATTTACTGCACCTACAACGCCAAACGGATGGAGCTTGACTCCCGGAGCATCTACGCCTGGATATTTCTTGTATGGCTGTTCTGTCCGGTATGCAGACATCCTGACCACAGGAACAACAACGATTACTTGGAACACAAGCAACGCTTACATTGTCGGCAGTGCTGGATCAAACGGATCAAACGGATCAAACGGCAGCAATGGTGCTGCTACCTATGTGATCACCCGTGTTGCCAATGATAGCTCTGCACCAACGAATGCAGAAGTCAGTGCTTTGCTTGGTCGCAATCCTGTTGCTGGCGACATATGTACTGTGTCGTACAACAACTTCAACAATGCAACTGTGTATCGATACACAACTGCTTGGGTATTGTTTCAGACCTATATCACTGGTAGTCTGATTGTTCAGAATACGATTACTTCCGACAAAATGGTTACAGGACTAATGAGTTCTGATAACACGTTAACTCGTGGACTCACTGTCCGTGACAACAGTGGCAACATTCTTTTGGCTTCTGGCAGTCCGCTAAACTTTGCAAACATTACGCCAGCCTCTGGATGGCTAAACAGCAACATATCAATATCTGGAGGAGCAATTTCTGGGATTGGAACTGGATCTGGTACTGCTGTTGCAAACAATGCAATTTCAATTAACTCCAACGGGACACTATCAGGTGCTGGAAGTGGCGCTGTAAGTTTGAGTGGTCTTGGTGCAGGTTCTTTTGCCGCCCTAAGCCAGATTACGTCTTCCAATGTCTCAACATACATTGCAGGTGCTGCAATTGGAACTGCTCAAGTTGGCGTATTGACAGCCAATAACATTGGTGCAAACTCTATTACTGCTGAAAATGCAGCTATTGCCAATGCTGCAGTTAATACATTACAAATTGCTGGACAAGCAGTTACTGTTCCTGTCAGTGCTTTTACGGCGGGTGATATAAGGCAGACTGCTATCAATACTTGGCAAACGGTGCAGTCTGTTTCAATCACAACTTCTGGCAGTCGTGTGTTTGTATCTACCGCAGGAACCGCAATATCTACATCTGAAGAAAGCGGAAGTCCAAGTATTCCCATTTTTAGAATAGCTAGGAGTTTAAGTGGAACTGTAACTGAGCTTATTCGCGGGGGCAACGAAGCAATAGCACTATCTTATTCTGACACCCCAGCAGCAGGTGCATACACGTACCTACTTCAAATGCTTACGTTTAACAGTTTTTCTTCCGGCAATGGCCCAATTGCAAACAATAGATCAATTTTTGTAATCGAGACAAAACGATGAAATACACAGTATTTGTAAGCAGTGGCGAAATCGTTAGACTGCTCGACTGCGACAACATTGAGCAGCAGCTTGCTGCTGGCGAGGCCTACTTAGACGGCTGGTTTCTCGACACTGAGTACTACATAGTCCAAGAGCAACCAGTGCTGATGCCGCCCAAGCCTTCGGAATACTGTGTCTTTGATTATGACACCAAGCAATGGTTTGACCCCCGCACACCTGAAACACAATGGCCCATTGTCCGTACTAAACGCAACAGACTATTACAGGCTTGTGATTGGACTCAGCTTTCTGATGTGCCAATTGCTACAAAGCAATTATGGGTTGATTATCGTCAGCAGTTACGTGATGTAACTTCTCAATCAGGCTATCCATTTAATGTCATCTGGCCTACACCACCACAAGGATAAATCATGGGATCTCCAATCGCACAAGTAGCATCGTCTACACAGACTCAGGGCAAAGGGTCTGCTCCTGCCCAACAAAATGCTGCTGACAGTATGGCTCCTGCTGCACCATTTCAAGCACCACAAGGCAAAGGTGGCAGTGTGACTCTTCCCGGTCAAGGTGGTCAGCCAAAGATGGGTCAACCAAACATGTATCCAAATACTGTTGGACAGTGGGATAATGCGTCTATTCAACCTCAGCAGTCACGTAATAGTGGCGGGAAAGGCAAGGGCTAATTATGGGTGGCGGTAAAGGTAGTTCCTCATCAGCACCAGTAGTAACCGAAGAGCAGAAACAGCTTTTACGGGCACAAACTGGTTTCCTTACTGGTACAGCATTGCCAGAGTATCAAAAGACCATTGGCATGGCTGGTGATGTTTATGGGCAAGTAAACCCTGCTACAACCACTGCTGCCAATACAGCAATGAATGTTGCTGGTCGTGCTGGTGCTTTGCAAGAGGCTGGTGGTGCTCAAGCTTATGTTCAGGGTCTTGAGGGCATATCAAACCTGTTTAGCCCTGAGTACAAGCAAGAGCAGATCCAGGCATCGTTGCAACCTGCTCGTGAAGAGATTCGTGAGCAAATGGGTCAACAAGCTGCTATGTTTGGTGGTGCTGGTGGTATGGGTTCATCCCGTCAAGCATTGGCTTCTCGCAACCTTGCAAGCCTTGCTGAACAGCGTATGGGCTCTGTTGCTGCTCAGACCTCTGCAGGTATTGAAAGCCAACGTCAAAGGGCTTCTGAGTCTTTGTTGGGTGCTGGTCAAAGTGGTTTGTCTGCTGCTCAACAATCTGCAGCAAGTCGTATTGGATTTGCTGGTGCTCCACAGGATGTGTTGTCCAAGTACGCATCGATCATCTACGGTACACCACAAGCATCTACAACCCCAAGCTTCCAAGGAACTCAGGGTCAGCGTACAAGCAGCAAGGGCTTTGGCTTTTAAGGGGCAATCATGGCAGCAGAAACACCTTTTGGTCTTAGCTTTGGAAGCTATGGCGATCCTCGCAAGTACATGAACAAAGGCGGTTCACCCGGCAAAAAGGTTGAGCAATTTGTTGCAAAAATCAAAAATAGTCCATTAGCAAATTTTGCGGGAATTATGTTGGCTGGCGAAGGCGGGGAACCTGCGCTTAGTCCAGTTCCTGCTCCCGCTTTGGGTCAAGGTGTTTCTGTTCCTAGTGCCCCTTCAATTGGTGTAAATATTCCCGGTGCAGTTGCTCCTGGTTCTGCTCCAGCGCCTCAAGCTGCTCCAAGCGTAATGCCGACACAAGATCTTGACGGCGATGGTCAGGTTGATGAGTTTTGGGGTGTTAAATCAAGCAGCCCTCAATCATCCTTGCAAAACCCAACTGATTTCAATCCATTGGCTCCCGATACAAGCAATCAAGTTGCTGTATCTCCTGACGATTACAGAAATATTCCAGGCTTTGGCAAACTGCAAAAGATTGCTGGTCAACTTATGGGAATGGGATAAACATCATGCAACCCACAATGAACCCTATTGCTCCAGAAGCTCAAATGGCTGCTCCTGTTGCTCCTCCTGACATAAATAACCCTGAGCCTGTAGGTGGTGCAGTTTCGCCTGTTACAGCAAAGACTTTTGATGTGGCATCTATGTATGAAGATGCAGCATCTAATGGTGATCCTGTTTCTATGTACTCTTTGACAAGTCGAGTCAAAGGCACTGAGCTTGAGCCTGTTGTTAAGCGTTCTGCTGAAATCATGCAACGTAACTTGGATGATTTTCAAAAGGACATCAAGCCAGTAATGGATAAGGGTGGTCCTGGTACTCCAGAAGGCCGTATTGCTGTTGGCAAGACCATTGACTACATGGCTGACAAACCTCAAAAAATGAGAGCGTTTGTTGAGCTATTGCTTGGCAATCCTAATTGGCGCACGTTTGTCACTGGTGGAACTGAAACAAAAAAAATTGTTTATGACGTTCAAAGCGGAAGCCCAATTGAGAAAACAGTAAATGAATTAGGCACTGTTATCAAGGCTGTAGATGCCAACACGGGTCAACCGCTGACTCGTGCAGAAGTTGCTGCTCGTGGAGGGGTTGTTAATTCCTTGCAAGAGGCAATTGGTTATCAACAGAATAAAGACATAGCCAAGTTCAACACTGAAGCTTTTAACAAAGCTAACGTAGCTACTGCCGATTACTCTGCTAAAGCTCCAGAGCTTAAAGAGATGTATGGCGAATTGCGTCAACGACTGCAAAACCTCTCTGGTTCTGATCTTAGTGAGGAGCAGCGTAAAGCTATTGGGTCTTTTACAAACAGATCTCTTGGATACTCGCAAACAGTATCCGAGGGGTTGAATGCTTTGCGCCAAAAGGTGGACAACAAAAATGTTTCTTTGTCTGAAGCACAACAAAAGTCTTTAAGTGCTGTTCTTGAAAGAATTGGTTTTAGAGTTGGTGCTGATGGTTCTATTGTCAATAAATCTGGCGAAGCGGTTACAAAAAATGAATTGGACCAAGCCCAAAATAGCCTGACAAGCGGAACTCAGTTTGACAGAAACTTTACCCAATCTAAACAAGACTTCATTCAATCTGAAGTGTTTAAGGGCTTAGGTGAAGCTGAGATGAAAAACCTTGGCCGTGTTTTGGACATCCAGCAAATGGTTGAGAAAACTCAACTTGAACTTTCTGCCAAGCACGGTAATCTGCCTTTCTTGGTAAACCCAAAGAGCTATCAGCTTGGTGATGAGTTTGTGCGTGGTGAAGCTCTGGCTTTGATTGGTGAGTTTAACCAAGACGCTACACAAGCATTTGCTAATTGGCGTAAGGCACAACTTGCTAGGTATCCCAAGTCTCAAGTTCCTACTGCTGGTGAGCTTGAAAGTGCTTTTGCCCGTACACCTGCTTTCCGTGAATTGCGTCAACAGTTTGCTGACAGGAACCGTGAGATCTTGCGTAGACCAGCACAGAGCCGTCCATCAACAGGAGAAACACCTGCTGAATTCAGATCTATTGGTCTTGGTGAAACACCTAAAGAGCAGCCTAAATCTATTCGTGATCGCTCTTTAAAGAACCCTGAGATCAAGTCTAAAGGGCCATCAGCCCGTGATTTGGCTAAACAATTTGGCGGGAGATAACAATGGCAGCATTTGATGTTGAGGGATATCGGAAAGCAGCTACTGCTGCTGGCATCTCTAAAGCCGAGATTGAAAACGAGATCAAGTTTCAAACCAGTGACCCTGCAAAGACAGATCCCTTTGAAAAAGATGAGGGGGGTTTTAAGCTGGGTTCTGCCGAGCAAATTAGCGAGAGACTTGGCAATGATTGGTGGCATCTTCCTGCTGGCCTAGCTGCTATTGGTGCTGGCATCTATGGCGCTAGTCAATTAATGGGAAGAGGTAATACGCCTCCACCTTCTGGTGGTCTTGGATTGCGTATTGATCCAACAATGGACGTTTTGCCTGTTGCACAACAAGCACCTGTTGCTCAACCAGATCGTCTGCAGCAAGCACAACAGATTATTGAAGCCAACAAGCAGCTTGGCATTGGTAGCAAGCCTGTACCTCCTACAGCGCCTGTTGTGCCGCCAACTGTTGCTGACATAGATGCTTCTTTTAAAGCGGCTCAAGCAGCCCCTGTAGCCCCTCCTGAGGCCATTGCAACACCTATCACAGCAGCACCTGTAGACGCTCCTGCACCTATGCCTACTGCTGGTCCTAACTCTCCTGTAACAAGTATCGTCAACGATACCGTCAAAGAGATGATTCAGGAAACTCCTGCTCAACCTGTTGCTGAGACAGCACCTAAACCGGCTCCACAAGCTTCACCACAGCCTGTTGCACCTCCTCAGGAACTGCTTACAGGGACTGGTAAACCTGCATTTGCTGGCATGGGCCCAGAAGCAGCATTGAACAAGAAAGGTGAGCCTAAATTCAAGCCTGACTATGCTGACATCAATCAAGTGCCAAGGGGCTTTGCTTTTGTTCCTGGCGCTCAATACATTGACACTCCTCGTCAAAACATTGGTCAAGCTGAATACACCAAGGCATACACAGATCGTCTTTTCCCGCTGACAAACGAGTTGGCTATCCAAGAGTCTAAGGACATCAACAAATTTTTGGGCAGGGCTACTCGTGCTGAAACCAAAGCTGCTGGTTTGCCACCTGCTGAACTGACTCCCGGTATCACTAAGAAGACCAGCGCTGGCACTAAGCCTGTACGGGTTGCTGGCACTCTAGGTGCTCTGATTGCCATCCCTGACCTTGCTAAGGCAGAGACTGCTGATCAACGTGGTGCGGCATTAACTAACTTACTTGAAGCTGTTATGCCCCCAGGATTTACCATGTCTTCTGCTGGTGAAGGCTCTACTCTCACACCTGAGCAAATGCAATATCAGCAAAATGCCATGTTGTTGGGCAGTCCCTATGCCCAGACAGAGATTGCCAAGAAGCGTAGACAAGCACTTGAATATGCCGCTAAAGTCGGTGGTGGCCGAGGCCTGACTCCTGCATCTGCTTACCCGAGGTAATCATGGAAAAAGAAGTATCCCATGCTGAGATCTACTCTCGCCTTATTCTTGTCGAACAGAAAGTTGACCGTATTGACAAGAACACTGAAGGTGTTGTTGCAGCGTTTCAGGCGGCATCTGGTGCTTTTCTAGTCCTTGAGACATTGGGCAAGCTTGCCAAGCCCATCATCTACATCAGTGGTCTGTGTGTAGCAGTCACGATCTATTGGCAAACATTTAAAGATCAATTTAAATGAAAGACTGGGCCGTTAGTTTTACCGCTGCGGCCCTTGTTGTTGGCCTCATCGTATGGTGCGCCAAGGTATTTTTTGAGGTGCTGAAGTAATGGAGCCGATCACACTAGCCCTGACAGCAATGGCTGCTGTCCAAAAAACGGTTTCCTTAATAAAGCAAGCCTCTAAAACAGCGGACGATGTTCGCAGCCTGGGTCCATTGTTGGGAAAGTACTTTGAGCAAAAGCACGAAGTCACCAAAGCACTGAAGGATGCCAAGAAAAAGGGTGGCTCTAACATGGGCCAAGCTGTTCAAATCGAGCTTGACCTGAAGGCACAGCGAGACTTTGAGGAACAGGTCAAGGGTCTGTTCTTTCCCAATAACATGGACGTTTGGAATTCCATCATGGTCCGAGTGGCTGAGATGGATAAGCAAGACAAAATTGACGCACAGCTTGCCCGTGACCGCGCTTTACGAGCCAAGAAAGATCAGGAGGAGCTTGTTGAAATCCTGATTGTTGTTGGCGGCATCGTTGTCATCTTTGTCCTGGTTGGCTTTGGTGTGTATCTTGTCATGTATGGGATGAAGCCATGAAGCGACTTTTTCTAATTCTGTTTTTACTGGCTGGCTGTGAACCTACTTATCGATACCAATGCCAAAACCCGCAGAACTTCCATAAAGAGTTTTGTCAAAAGCCGATTTGCCAGTTTTCGCAAACTTGCCCTGAATACATCATTGCGCCTGTCTTGGAGAAACAAATTGAACAAGTCAAACCAGCCGAGTGAACGTCTATCAGCAGACGCTATTGAAGTCAGGATATGGGCTTTT